TCAGTGGCTGTCGGGGACCTTGTCGTCGCACGGGGAGCAGTCCGCGCCGTCGATGGCCCACAGCTCCTCGTCGATCCCCCAGCCCTGGGAGCGGAGGAAGTCGCCGGTGCGCAGGCACAGGCCGTCGCGGCGGCGCTCGATGAACGGGGCGTGGTGCTTGAACCGGCCGCCGTTGTAGAGGCGGCAGATGCCCCACCAGACGGGCGTGTCGAGGATGAGCTGATGGACGCCGATGTCGACGAGCTTGCCCACTCCGAGGTGTTGGCCGGGGTTCTCGATGGAGCCCATGACGTACATGACGGCGTTGCCGAGAATCCGTTCGGCCATGTCGCGGACCATGGTGTGGTCGCGCAGGAGCAAGGCGATCTCGCGGTCCCAGATGGTCATGCCGGAGTCGAAGATGTTGACGGTCAACTCGGTGATGTGCGGCGCGACCGCATTGAGGAGTTCCTGCGGGTCACGGGTGCGGGCAGCGGCGGGACGTTCTAACGCGACGGTCACGTTGTCCTCCTGGTGTGGACGGCGCCTCCGGTCGGAGGCGTCTGGCCCGCCCGCTGGTGAAGGGCGGGAGTCTGTGAGGGGCGCGACGGCCGCCCGCAGCCCGACAGGGGCGGGCAGGCGTACACGTCGACGCTCAGGTCGTGCGCACCGGACTGTCCTCGCGCGCGGCCGGCGGGTACTCCGCCGGTGGCGGCGAGGGATGCGCCGCAGAGGCAGCAGGCCCAGCCCGAGTACTGCGCCCACGTGAGCACAGAGGATGGCGGCGGGGTCGGCGGCGTCACGGCTTCCCGCCCAACAGACCCCACAGCCCGGTCTCGTCGGCGGTCAGTCCGGCGCGCTGGCAGAGGCCGGTGAGGATCGACCAGCCGGGTCCGTGGCTGTGGATGAGCGGGAGCGGGTCGTGCCCCTGGGCGGTGATGCGGATGCGGTCGCCTGCCGTGGAGAGCGTCATCTCGACGGCGGGGGCGCCCGACCCGAGTACCGCGACGAACAGCTCGTCGGCGACGAGCGGGGCATCGGGGTGCGTCACACGGCCGCGGGTCCAGATGCGGACATGGGCTGCCTCGATGGGCTCGCCCTTGAACGCCTTCTGCCACGTGTGACCCGATTCGGGCATGACTGTACCCCGCAGACGGTGGCTATCTGAGTACGGATAGTGCTTATCTGTACTCAGATTGTCGGCGGAGTTGGCGCCGGTCAAGGGGGAGGGGAGAGTATGTGTACTCAGATTGACGCGATCACGTGGACAGGTGGTACGGCAGTGGCACAGCCCGAGTACCTGCGCATCGCCGCTGAGCTGCGGCAGCGCATCGCCTCCGGTCAGCTCGCGCCCGGCGATCAGCTGCCGACACTGCCCGCCCTGTGTGCGTCATATGGCGTATCGGAGACCACCATCCGGAACGCGCTCCGTCTCCTCGCTACCGAGGGCCTGATCGAGACCCGGGCCCGCGCAGGCACTCGGGTCCGTCCGCGGCCGCCGATCCACCGCATGGCGGCCGACCGCTACCGCTCCACACCTGGCGCCAAGTCCACGCCCTACACGAAGGACCAGGGCATCGGCTGGTCCGAGTACCGGCTCGACAAGCGGTTCGAGCGCGTCCAGGCCGACGCCGAGCTGGCAGCCCTGTTCGAGTGCGAGGTCGGCGAGCGGCTCCTGGCCCGGCACTTCGTGTTCTACGACAACGACCAGCCCACCCAGATGAGCACCAGCTACGTGCGCTGGTCGGACGTCGCCGGTACACCGGTCGCCGACCCGATCAACGAGCCGTGGCCGGGCGGGACCCGGGCGCAGCTGGGCAGCCTCGGCATCCGAGTCACGCAGATCACCGAGAGCTTCACCGCGGGCATGCCCACCGAGCTGGAGGCGGCGACGCTCCGCATCGGCTCCGGCGTCCCGGTCCTGCGCTACACGCGGCGGCACATCGCTGACACCGGCCGCGTGGTCGAGGTCGCGCACCCGATCGTGCGGCGCGGTGACACCACCGTCGTGGACTTCCGCATCGAGCTCGACGACTGAAGGGGCGGAGGACTCTTTCGACCCCTGGACGCACGAAAGCGGCCCCGCCCTCCCGAGGGAGAGCGGGGCCGCGATCAAGAGCCGATGTCGTGCAGATAGGGACGGACCTCGTCGGGTACGGGCTGCGGCGGCGGAGGCGGCTCCAGCTGCGCCTGCCGCATGTACGCGACCAACGACCGAGCCCAACCGGCGATGTACCGCAGCGCGTAGTCCTGGGCATTGATGCGGACCCTGTCGGCCTCGGCTTGCTGCCGGTCCTGCTCGGCCTCCCGCTCCAGGCGCGCGATGTGCTCGCCCAGCTTGTCAGTCACCGCACTGAAGTCATCGCGTCTCTCGGCCCCCCTCGCGCGCCGAGGCTGCCGCCGGCCGATAACAGTTGTGATGACACCGCCGGCCGCCGTGACGAGGGCGACGGCCAGGGCGCTCAGGGCGGTCAGCATCTCAGGTCTCACGCGGTCGCTCCGTCCGTGCCGGAGGCTCGTCCCAGCCGATCGCGACCAAGCAGACCGCGCCGAACGCGCCGAAGATCAAGGCGGCCACCCATCCCCGCTGGTAGTCGTCGAGCGGCCACCAAGCCACCAGGTAGGACATCGACCAGGGCGCGGTGATCGCCCAGACGGCCAGGAACCCGGGCCAGTCCCGGCGCGGCGGGAGCCACGCGCAGACCAGGGCGATGGCTCCGGCCGTGATCCATGCCCACCCCCAGACCTCCAGCGGCCAGAGCTTGAGCAGCAGGCGCAGGCCGCTGGTGTCCCGGACTGGCTCGACGAGCTGACCGGACCCGTAGAGGGTGGCGATGGTGCCCTTCATCGTGAGAAGGGCGCCGCGGCGGCCCAGCCGCCTGGCCAGCAGCCGAGCCCCCGCGCGCATCAGACGTCCGTCTGCGTCTTGTTGGGCACCGCCCACGTGAAGCCGAGCGCGGCCAGGACGGCGATCAGGGCCGCCCAGCCCTCGGCCGCGGTGACGGTGTCGTCGGTGACGGCGACGGACAGAGAGCCCCCGCCGGCGGCAATGGCGGACACGGCCGCCTTGGCGTACTTCGAGATCCTCATCGGGACTCCTTCTCCAGCGCTGTGACGCGCTTCTCCAGGGCGGTCAGCCGCTCCTCAGTGGTAGGCGGCTGGGGCTTGGGGGCCGGCGGCTTCGGGGCGGTCGGCGACCAGGACGCGGGGTGCTTGAGCCGCTCGGCGACGCGGCCGCGCAGCTTCTCCATGTCCACGCCCGCCGGGTCCGGCTTGCCGGGCTGCCACTCCTTGTGGGCGATGACCGACTCGGCGGACCACCCGTGGGCGCGGCAGAGCGCGGCGGACACGCGGACCATGGCCTCGACCTGGTCGGCGGGCCAGCTCTGGCCGCCGCCCGTGTTGATCGCCTCGAACCCGTAGAAATGCCGGTTGCCGTCGGTGTCCGTCTCGTTGTCGACCGGCAGGTCCGCGTCCTCGCGGACGACCGCGGCGAGCACGTCGCCATCGCCGGCCCCGGCGTGGTTGGCGCGGCCGTAGCCGACGAGGTGGACGGTGCCGGAGCGGTCGATGACGCCGTGGCAGAGCGGCCCCGGCAGCCCGGAGTAGCCCTTACGGCACAGCTCGACCATGCCCTTCTCCGTGGAGTACGGGCCGGTGTGGTGCTGCATCACGCCGTTGACCGGCCCCCACGGGCCGCGGCTGTTGCGGTTGTGGGTGCGCCAGCTGCCGACCTCGACGACCTTGACGCCCTCGGCGCGGAGTGCCGCGAGGAAGGTAGCTGCGGGCAGGGGTGTGGCCATGCGTGCTCCAGACATGCGGAACGCCCCGGCCGGTCGGCGCGGGGCGGAGGGTGGGCAGGGCTACGCGGGGCGGGCGAACTCGATCTCCAGCGTCGGCCGGGTGCCGCCGGTCGCGGTGTCGAGGTTCGAGCCGGTGCTGTGCCCGGGGGCGAGCTGGATGTAGTCGCCGACGGCCAGCAGAGTCGTGAGGTAACCATCTTCGGTATGGACCACGTTGGTGGCGGCGATCGCGGACCGGAAGTGGCCGCCGGGCAGCAAGGTGCCGTTGCCGAAGATCCCCAAGGCCCTCGCGGTGCCTGGGGTGGCCGTGGCGTTGAAGGAGATTTTCGCGTTGATCTTGTACCAGCCTGCGAGCTGGCAGGTGTAGCGGGTGGGGCTGCCCGAGGACCAGCCGCCTAGGTCGTCGAGTGGGATGGATTCCCAGCTGAGGGCGTTCGCGCCGTCCGGGTTGCCGGATCCCGTGCTGGGGATGGACTGGGACGTGTCCCTGGTGGCCCGGAAAACCGTCCGTCCCACCAGGGCGGCGCTGTTGGCCCGCGCTTCCGTGATGATCATGCCGGGCTGCCAGACAGGGAACTCGATGAACGTCACGGCGGTCCTCCTACAGGGCGACGACGGCGGGCCGGTGCACGCGGACCTCGGCTCCGACGGCGTGCGGCTTGACGATCCCGTTGATGGACCGCATGACGGTCATCCGCTGCGGGGTGACGAGGTGGATGTTGTCGAACCGCATGCTCGGCGCCACGGCGGTCGAGCCGGTGTTGGCGAAGGAGCGGGTGCCGATGTTGGCGGCCGCGGTCAGCGACGGGTCGGTCACCTCGATCTGCCACTGCCGCGGCTCGGCGGCCGTGGCCGGCCACACCTTCGCGCGCAGGGTGGTGCTCGCCGCCTGGAAGCGGACCCGGTAGAAGGTGCCGGCCACGTGCGCCAGGCCGCTGGTGTACAGGCCGAGTTGCGTCTCGACGCCCGCCACGCGCTTGCGGATGGTCATGTTGACGGCGGCCGTGGTGGTGAAGTCCAGGCGGACCGCGTAGTGGTTGTTGTTGTCGACGGCGCGCAGCAGCGGCCCGGCGAACAGGCTGGCGCCTGAGGCCAGGACGCTGGTGGCGACGTCGGCGTACAGGTCGACGTCGGCGCTCGGGGCCGGGGTGAGCGTCAGGTGGGCGATGCCCACGGTGGGCTGTGCCACGGATCCGTAGCCGCTGCCGACCGAGTAGTCCGCGGCGGCGCCGGTCACGGTCCAGGCCGAGCCCGAATCCGGGGTGCCCCAGCCGCCCGCAACGGTGCGGGTGAACGTGTCCAGCAGCGCCGAGGCGTTGCCGGTCACCCGGACCACTTCGCCGCCCAGGACCACGTCGAAGGGGAAGTCGCGGGCGGATGCGCCCGCCACCCCGGAGCCGAGGAAGACGACGTCGGCGTGCAGCTGGTCGCTGCTGGGCGGCGTGCCCGTGAGCGTGGGCAGGACCCGCGCCGTCGCCGCCCCCACCGGTGCCGTGACGCTGCCGGTGAACTCGGTCCAGACGCCGGCGTCCACCGTCTTGCTGATGCTGCTGGTGGACAGGTAGGCACCCCCGCCGTCGTACCAGTTGACGGAGAGGCTCACCGATCGTGCGCTCGCGCAGCGCAGGAAGCCGTAGGGCGCGTAGGCCGTGCCCGGAGTGACCGGTGCGGCGGGCGACGCGGCGAACGCTGTGCTGGCCACCCCGTTGGGGGTGAGGAGCAGGCTCCAGTCCCCGCTGAACGGGGCGGGGCCCGGGGTTGCTACTCGGTCGATCGTGCCGCCGGTGGCCGTCCACCCGGTCAGGCTCTCCTCGAAGTCGGGGTTCGCGGAGAGCCGGTCGCGGGAGGTGACGAAGGGGACCGCCAGGCTGGCGGCGCCGGCGGCGGGGGTGTGCACGATCAGTTCGGTGTCGTCGGCGTCGACCGCGGCGGCCAGCAGTGATCCGCCCGGGTTGGCGTCGATGCGGGGTGCGGTCTGGTCGAGGACGCCGACTCGCCACGGGGTGGCGGGGGTGCAGTTGAAGGAGAAGTCCCAGTCCTTGGGGTGGCCGATGACCTCGGTGGAGCCTTGGGCGATCAGGTCGATCGGTCCGGGCGGCAGCCAGGCGGGCGGGTTGGCGATGGTGAGCCGGTCGCCCGAGTCCAGCTGCGTGACGGCGTCGATCAGGGCGGGTGCGGCGGCCAGGTCGACGTTGACGACCGGGTAGCGGGCCTCGTCCACGGTGCCCAGGTGCAGCCGCCAGGCGGCGTGCGGGGCGGGCTGGTCGTCGTCGTGCAGGTTGAGGGTGACGCTGTCGTCGTAGGGGCCGACCCCGTTGGGCGGGGCCTGCACGGACACCGGGCCTTCCTCCAGGACGGCGCGGGCTGAGGAGCCGCCCTCGCGCTGGACGGTGCGGTCGTTGCGGATCGCCTGGTCGTCGTCGACCGGCTCCAGCGGGTGGGCCAGGCCGGGCGCGTTGTAGTCGAGCTGCAAGGCCGGCGCCTGGTTGTAGAGGCTGTGCCGGTCGCGGTAGGCGAGGCTGAGGACGTCGCGCCGCTCGTAGAGGATGCCGCCATCGACGTCGGCGGCCTCCTCGACCAGGTCGAGGAAGGTGTCCGGCTTCTGGGCGCCCATGAGCTCCTGGATTGCGGTGTTGCCGTGGACCAGGATGGGCTTTCCTTCCTCGCTCGCCAGGCGGCGCAGGCGCACGCCTGCGGTCTCTCCGGCGAATCCGTCGTCGGCGTTGGCGAAGGCGACGGTGTTGACGGCGGAGAACATGGCGAGGTGCCCGAGACGGAGGTTGCCGGGGATGCCCAGGATCTTGACCTGGGTCGGGCGGCCCTCAGTGGCGGTGTAGGTGGTGGAGACAGCCACGCCGCTCGCGCCGATGCCGACCCACGCCACGTGCATCTCGACGTCGGCGCCCTGCTGCCGGGCCCACAGCTGGAGACGGTTCCAGCGGCCCGTGAACTCGGGTGCGGTGACGTTGATGAGGGCCAGCTCGGCGCCGTCCGAGTCCAAGGCCCTGACGTTGACGTTATTGGTCTGCACCCGGATCGTGTACTTCTTCGCGGTGCCGGTGGTGGTGACCTCCAGCATCGTGTTCAGACCGCTGGGCATCGCGTCGAGCTTGAAAGCCATCTCGCAGTGCCACGCCCCGACGGGCATCGACGGGATCGCGCCGCGGCCCTCGCCGTCCTCGCCCCAGGCCGGGACGGTCGTGGCGCCGCCGAGGGTGTCGTCGGAGGCGAACTCCACGCCGCCGCTGACCTTGAGCGGCTGCACCCCAGGGACCGGGCTGTAGGCCTGGGTGGCGCCCTGCGCCTCCTCCAGAGGCCAATACGCCGCCGGTGAGTAGGCGGGGATGCGGCGGCGCAGGGTGGAGTCGAACGGCTTCTGTCCTTGCCCGTACCTGCGCAAGACGCCGGCGGCCTCGATGGGGACCCGGACGTCCTTGCCGGACAGGTCCCAGCGCGAGGGCCAGCTGGAGACCTCCCCGACGAACCGGGTGCGCCGGTTGGTGATCTGAGTGCCGCCGCTCAGCGTCCACGTCCGCCCGGCCCCGTCCACGAAGCTGGTCGCGCCGATGGCCTGCGCGGTGAAATCCGGGTTGGCGACGATCATGCCGTTGATGCCGTTGCGGATCTCCACCGCCATGCAGCGCCCGGCGGACGTCGTCATCGCCACATCGACGGCGTTGCCGATCCGCACGGCGGTGGGGCTGTTGAAGATGGACGTGACGCCGGCCTGCACGACCGGCGCACCCAGCTGTGTCCAGGGTCCGGCGGTGCCCGAGGGTGCGGTGTAGAACGTGACGGTGCGCCCCCCGCTGCCGTTGTCGACGTCGAGGGTGGCGCGCACGGCCAGGCGCCCGGACGGGGGCACGACGAGCTCGACCGTCGAGGACGCGCCGAGGGTGTTTGTGCCGTCCGCGCTCCACTCCAGGTACAGCCGGTTGGACCGCACCCCCAGGAACCACGACTTCCCGCCGGGGGCGAGGGTGAGCTTGCCGACGAGCTCGGTGGTCTTCAGCACGTCGGCGGCGTCGAGCCAGTTGACCAGCTGCGCGTCCATCCGCACGTCGAGGTCGCCGAGGATGTCCAGCGGCGCGGCGTCGGGGGTGGAGGCGAAGTCGGTGGTGGCGCCGGGCAGCCGCAGGAACTGGCTGCCCGCCAGCACCGACACGCGGATCGGGGTGTTGCGGCCGATCAGCCCGTAGTACGGGCTGATCGGGTTGCGGGGGCTGTACTTGCCCAGCCGGTTGTTCAGGGCCATGGCGCACTTGCCCGGGTCGGCGCGCTGCCCCTCGTCGGGGCGCCCCCGCTCGATGGTGATCTTCTCGGCGGTGTAGACGTCCGTGGTGATGTCCGTCCAGACCCCGCCGACCCGGAGTTCGATCTGCACGTCGAGAGGGGTCTGGGGGAACGGCACGACGCCTCCTTAAGAGCCGGTGAGGATCTGGACGTTGCCGCGGCCATCGACGCGGACCAGCTTGCGGAACATGCGCTTGAACTCGCTGTCGGCGCCCGCGAAGTCGAACCGCACGCGGACGGTGCCGCCGCCCGCCTGGGCACCCATCAGGGGCGCCATGGTGGGCGCCGTCAGGGGCTGGCGAGGGGTGGCGAGCTCGGGGCGGACCAGGGAGCGCATCGCGTTGTCGAGTTGTGGGGCGGTGCGCTTGATGCCCTGCACGACGCCGGGCGGGATGAACCTGCCGACCTCGTCCGCCATCAGGGCGCTGGGGCTCTTGATTCCGAGGGCCGCCTTGATCGCTTTCTTCATCCCCTTGGCGATCGTCAGCATGGCCTTCTCGATGAACTTCTGCTCTTTCTTCAGCCCCTTGACGATGCCCTGCGCGGCCTGGATACCGGTCTTGTACATGGCATCCCCGGCCACGTTCCCGGCCGTGCCTGCTGCGGCGACCAGCTGGGACTGGGTGGAGTTGATCTGCGCGATGGTGCCCTTGTCGGCATTCGCCAGGGCGGAGGCCGCCGCGGATCCGCCCTCGACGCCGGCCTGCGCGATCTGCGCGATCAGGTCACCGCGCACGCCCTTGGCCCGCAGCTTGGCCAGGTTCGCGGCGAACGACTTGGCCTGGGCGAGCTTGTCGCCGAGGTTGGTCAGGATCGAGTCGGCGGACACCTGGCCCGAGCCGGTGATCTGGGTGATGTTCGCCGAGTCGAGGACGCCCTTTTTGACGTCCGCGGCGAGCTTGTCCCGGGCCTTGATCAGGTCCGCGACCTTCTTGTGCGCGGCCTTCATCTTGACCGCGAGGGCCTCTTCCCGCTTGGCCAGCCCGAGCAGCATCCCGGTGCCCGCACCGATGATCTGCAGGGCCTTGGAGCGGCGCTTGCCCGGCGCGAGGGAGTCGCGGACGATGTCCGCCAGCTTGTGGCTGGCGGCCTTGACCTGCTTGGCGGAGCCGGTGAGGCCGTCGACCAGGCCGCGCGCGATCCACCGGCCCTGCGCGGTGGTCACCTTCGACGGGCTGGAGATCCCCAGGGCCTTGGCGATCGGCCCGGGGATCATGTCCTTGGCCCAGCCGATCAGCTTCGACTTGATCCAGCCGCCCATGGAGCTGATCCCGGACCACAGACCCTGCACGATCGCCACGCCCTTGGACGTGAGCAGGCCGCCCATCGACCCGATCGACTTGGAGATCCGGCCCGGCAGACCGGTCAGCCACGTCGCCAGCGCCAGCGCCCGTTCGACCGCGGCGTCCTTCATGCGGCCGAAGTAGCCGGCCACCCAGCCCGGGATCTTGCCCAGCCCCTGTACGGAGGTCCGGATGCTGGTGGCGGCGCCCTGGATCTTCTTCCACACCCAGTCCCAGGCCATCAGCGTGTACTTCTTGACGGCGTCCCACTTGGCGACGATCAGGACGACCAGGCCGATGATGACCGCGATCACCCAGCCGACCGGGCCCATCGCGATCAGCCACTGAGCGGCCATGACCGTGGCCCAGGCGACCGCCTTCGCCGCCATGATCGCGTACTGGACGGCGGAGACGAGGGCCGCCCGGACCACCGCGGCGATCCAGGTCCCGATCGACACCAGCGCCGACCCCGTCCACGCCGCGGCGGTCGTGAGCGCTGAGGCCACGGCCCCGGCGGCGATGCGCAGATAGGCCATGATGCCGATGCCCATCATCCGCAGCCAGTTGCCGATGACGCCCCAGGTCGACGCGGTGATGATCGCGTGAGCACCGGTCACCACCGCGGCGACGGCCGTGTACGTCATGATCGCGCCCTTGACGATCAGGACGGTGGCCGCCAGACCCATCAGGGTGTAGGCGAGCGGCTCGAACACGGCCCGGTTGTCCAGGGCGAACTTGATGAATCCGCCAGTGACCTCCGCGAGTTGGCCGAGTGCCTTGCGTTTGAACGACTCCAGCGTGGCGGCCGCGCTGCTGCCGGCGGTCTCGACGAGCTTGTCCGTCGAGCCGGCCGCCTTGTCCATGCCCGAGGAGGCGGCCGCGCCCGCCGGGTCGAGGGCGAACAGCGCGTCGCCCATCACGGTGCCCGGGTCGCCGAACAGGGCGGTGGCCGCGTTCAGGCGGACCGTCTCGTCCTTGGTGCCGCGCAGCGCGTCCAGGGTCATCTGGAGCGCTTCCTGGCCGCTCTTCCCGCCCGCCTGGAGCTTGGCCTTCATGGTGTCCGCGTTCAGCCCGATCGACTGGAACGCGGTCTGCACGCCCGTGCTGCTGGCCAGGGCCAGCTCACCGAACTGTCCGATGGCGTCGGCGACCTGATCGGAGTCGCGGGCGCCGGCGTCGATGGCCTGGTCGATCAGGCCGATCGCCGTCTCGCCGTCCAGGCCCACCCGCTTGAACTGAACCGAGTACTCGTTCAGCGTGTCCAGGAAGTCGTCGGCCTTGTTCGCCGAGGTGCGGAATCCCGCGCTGATCAGGTCGAACGCTTCCTCCGCATTGGACGCAAGCCCGGTGCGCATCAGCTGGCCGACGGCCGCCGTGGTCGGGCCGACCTCCTGATCGAACGTCTCGGCCAGGGCCAGGGCCTTGGTGGTGACGGCCTCCAGGCCGCCCTCGGCCTGGGAGACGTCGCCGATGTTGTTGTAGACGCCCTTGATGGCGTCGTTGACGGTCTGGACGGAGTCGCCCCACGCGTTGGCGTAGACGCTCGCCGAGACCTTGGACAGCTCGGCGGCCTCGGCCGGGCCAACGCCGAGCTGTGCGGCCAGCTTGGCGTTGGCGGCCTCCATGTCGAGGTTGGCCATGACCCCGACCCCGAGGGCAGCAGCGACGCCGGCGCCGATGCCTGCGGCCGCGGTCTCGAAGTTCTGCTGCGCGCTGGACAGGCCCTGCTCGGTGTTGTCCCGGGCGACGAGGTTGAACACCAGCGACGTATCGCTCATCTCGCTGACCACCCCCCTCAAATCGGGGGGCGGTCAGCCCCTGTCCAGTTCTTCGCGTGCCTTGTTCTGGGCGGCCTCGTAGGCGTCGAGCCAGTCGAGCAGCAGGTCGGTTTCCTCGACGGTGCAGTGATCCCAGTCCCGCGGGCGCATGTGGAGCAGGTGGGCGGCGTCGCCCAGGCGCCTCAGTCGGCGACGGGCAGCTGGGCTTTTCCCTCTTCCTCGGGGTCCTCGTGGGCGTCGGCGATCTCCTGGTCGAGCTTGGCGAGGACCGCGGAACCCTGATCGCCCGAGACGCTGTCGGCCACCGTGGCGCGCAGCTCGATCAGCTCGCCCTTGGTGTACTCCAGCTTCAGCTCGTCCCACGCGAAGTCGACGTCTTCCCACCGCACCTGGGGGTGTTCGCGCTTGAGGAACGTGTAGAGCAGCGCCCGCCTGCACAGGCTGCTGCCCTGGACGACGTCCTTGGTGAACTCCGACCAGTTGCGCTCCGTGCGCCGCTCGATCCACTCCCGCTCAGCGGACATGATCTTGCGCGGGTTGTACTTCCACCGCTTGGGCTCTTCGCTGCCCTCGGGGCTGTAGACCAGGAACACGTGCTCTCCTCTACTCGGCGCGCGACGCGATGCGCCGGGCCATGTCTTCCATCGCTTCCTCGACCGCGGCCTTGTACGCGCCCTCGCGGCCCTTGAAGGCGTCGTCGAACCAGTCGACCTTTCCGTGCTGCTGGACCCACACCTCGCGGTTGCCGTACACGGGGTGGCGCCATCCGCCCGCACGGTTCAGGCGCTTCGGGGCGTTGGGGAAGCCCCTCACGTTCTTGGTCTTGAAGGCCTTCACGCGGGCGCCGGACCAGCGGCCGCCCAGCTTCACCTCGGGCCTGATCTTCTTGGCGACGGCCGACCGCAGGGCGGGCGCGGTCGGCATAAGTCCCGAGGACGGCATGGCCATGATGCTGCTTTTCGCCTCGGTGGCCCCGGGCTTGAGGGCCTCGCGCATGTTCTTCGCGAGTTCCTTGCGCAGCTCCTTGCCGTCCTCCTCGGCACGAATCGCCCGCACCAGAGCAGCCAGCCCTTGGTGCGTCTCCACACCGAGGGAGAACGGCGGCCCGCCGGCCATCAGACGGTCGCCCGGGTCACCGCACCGGAGGTGGGGAACGTCTGGCTGACGGTCGCCTCGTCGCCGACCGCACCCGTGATCGGGGACCAGCCCTTGATCAGCACGTTGCCGGTGTACTTCGGGTTGGACGCGGACACCGCGGCCTGGTCGGCGCGCACCTCGAACGCGACGACCGTGCCCAGCAGCGGCCACATGATCGCGTCGAGCTGAGCGGCGGCGAAGTCCTGGAGGAACTCCACGCCGAGCTCACCGGACTTCAGGCCGCCGATGACTTCCTTCCAGCCGAGGCTGGCGTAATTGGTGACGTCCTTGTCCTCGACCTCGACGGCGACCTCGGCCTTCTTGGTGTAGCTGTTCAGGACGGTCCCGTTGATGGACAGGTACTCGGCGAGCAGCACCATCTTGGGCATGGCGGGCCCCCTTTCAGGGCATGGCGACAGGCCCGACGTGGCCGGGCTCGCAGGGTGGTGGTTCGGCTACTGGATGCCGAGGGAGGCGACGAACAGGAACGACGGGGTGGTGCCGCTGATGGTCCAGGCGACGCGCCACCAGGGGTCCGTGATCGCGGTACCGGCGGTGCGCAGGATCTGCCCGCCGGCCGCCGTCGCGGCGTTGAAGGTGAGCCGGGTGGTCGGCGCACCGAAGAGGTTGTCCACGGACGACTCGACGCGGGCGGTGATGCTCGGGGTGGTGCCGGACGCGGACAGCACGTGTAGCGCGGCGTACAGCCGCTTGCCCGCCGGAACGGCGCCGAGGTTGAGGCCCGTGCCCGTACCGGTGGCGGTGCGGGCGGTGCCGGGCGGGTGGGCGAACTGGCCGCGCACCAGCGGCCAGCTGCTCTTCGCGGTGCCGGTCCACGGGGCGACCTCGCCGACCGCTTCGCCGAGCTTGTAGTCGGAGCGCAGCGCGGATGTGAAGTACGCCAGTTCCCCCACGGCCGCGGTGTTGTTGGCGCTGATCGACCAGGGGCCGACCCCGCCGAGCTGGGACCAGGACGCATCGTCGACCTTGGTGGGGTCGCCCGCCTCCCACTGCCCTTCAGCGGCGATCTCCGCCGACCCGAGGCCGCCGAGGATCTCTTTCCAGCCCTGGCTGCCGTAGTTCGTTGCGTCCTTGTCCTCGTGCTCGGCGGACAGCTCGACCTTGTTGGAGTGGCTGGTGAGGTCGACGCCGACGGCGAACGTGCGGACGTTGGTCAGGATCGTCTTGGGCACCTCACCCCTCGCTCTCTGTCTCGACCTTGCGGCGGCCGCGGCGCACCTCGGGCGGCGCGGCCGGCCCGTCGTCGGCGACTTCCTCGGCGACGCCGGAGGCGACCAGGTGCGCGGCCTCCGCCGTCGGCAGGTCTGCCGTCTCGCCCTCGCCGGGCCACGGCGCCCCGTTGCGCGTGGCGCCCTCGGGCATGGCGACCAACATGCGGATCTTCATGCGCTTCCCTCTCCGATCACTTTGATCATCAGCTCGGCGCCGACGTAGGTTGTGCCGGCGTGCTCGTACCAGCGGTAGCCCTGCACCCGCATCACGTGCAGGTCATGCGCCAAGCCGCCCAGCGCGTACTCGCCAGCCGCCCCCCGCGCCACCTCGATCGTCTGCTTGAGCGAGGCAGGGCCGGAGCCGGACAGCATGGCGTCGAGCAGCTGCTGCGCGGAGCGGTCATCAGCGCGGCCGACGAGAACCCGTGTGGTGAAGGTGAGCTCATCGAGCCCTCGCCCCATGACCTTGTCGAACACCTGCTCGTACTCGGCGACGAAGAAGTGCGGCGCGGTGACCGCATCGGGGACGTAACCGGAGCACGTCAGCTTGGGCAACCCGGCCGGAAGGACGACCGCGCGGGCCGCTTCGGCCAACGCCTCGCGCACGGCGGAGACTTGCATGGGGCGCTCCTCAGAACCCGGGGATGATGTACGGCTCGATCAAGTTCCACACGTCCGGGTCCCGGCGGGACAGGTTGCGCACGCCCCACTCGGCCGAGCCGATGATGCCCTCGGGGCTGTCCTTGCGCTTGTACAGCCGGGAGGCCAGGATCAGCGCCGCCTCGTGGATGTCGTCCGGTACGGCCGGCCACCCGAAGCGGGCCGTCACCCGCAACCGCGACGTGGACGTCCCCCACGTGCCGAGCACCCGCCGCAGCCCAGTGATGGGCCGGCCGTCGGCGAGCGCGTTGTCGGGACTGGTCTCGTACCCGGTGACCGCCGACCAGGAAGCGCTCGACCCGGTCTCGACGATCAGGCCCTCGGCGCTGCCGATGTCGTCGACGAGGAACAGTTCCCCGTCGTCGTCGCGGACGATGCGGCCGCGGGGAGTGAACGTGCGCTGCACCGGGGTGGCGTCGAGCCAGAAGCGGCGTCCGGTGGTGCTGTCGATGCTGCGCGAGGCAGACGCGCGCGCCCTGTTCAGGACCGTGTCCCGGGAGTCGTCGTCCGGCTCGACGCCGAACTGGCTCTTCAGCTCGGCGAGGGTGACGTACTCGTTGGCCACGTCACGTCTCGCTCTTGCCCTGCTGCTGGCGGCCCTTGGGCGGCTCGGCCCGCTGGGCGGCCACGGCCTTCTGCGGGTCCTCCGGCGGCCCGCCCGGGGCGTGCTCGGGCTGGCCGCGCCGCGGCGGCTTGTGCCCGCGCAGCTTCAGCTGCTCGTCGACCTGGGCGACCCGGTCGTCCATGCTGCGCTGCACGTAGCCCTCACGCTCACGCAGCAGGGCGGCGACCATCGGGTCCTCGGTCTGGGGGGTGTCGCTCACGGTTGTCTCCTCGATGCCGGGATGGACCGCGCGGGCCCGCTGGAGTCGTAGCGGGCCCGCGCGAGAAAGGGGGGATCAGGCGCCGGTGAAGGTCGGCGTGATCAGGCCGGTGCCCGCGATCTTCCGGGCGTGCGGCTGCCGCTGGAAGGTGAAGGCGTAGTAGCCGTACACGACCAGCAGGACGCCGAGGTTGGCCGCCTTGGGCTGCTCGGCACGGATGTACACCGGGGCGTCCGGGTCCTCCCACAGGTGGCATTCCTGCCGGTCGACCAGGTAGATCTCGTCCTCGTTGGTGCCCGCGCCGAGGTTCACCGCGATGTTGTTGTCGACGATCACGGGGGTGCCGTTGGGCAGGATGCCGCGCACGCCGCGCCCGTAGGCCTCGGCGTAGTTCGCGCCGAGGGTCTGCGCTACGACGCCCGGCTGGGTGATGAGCGGGTACGACGTGCCCATCGCGTTCTGCATCCAGTACCAGCGCCGGGAGTGCATGACGGCGAGGTTGTCGCCGGAGGCCTGGTCGAGGAGCGCGCCCTCGACCCCGGCCAGGCCCTCGATCACCTTCGGGTACAGCTCGGCCGTGGTCGGGCTGGCGTCGGTGTACGCCACCGCGGTGGCCACGTTGCTCAGGCCGACCGTGGCCACGTTGAGCAGGGTGGTGTCCAGGCGGCTGCCGTAGGCGCGGAACAGGTCGTCGAGGATGACGTCCTCGACGCCGGCGCCTCGCTCGATGGACTGCCGGGAGGCGGTCTGCTGGCCGGCCGCGGTGCGGACCGGGATGGACAGGGCGGTGTCGTCCATGTCCTGCTCGGCCACGGCGGCGTTCTCCGCCGACTGGTTGTCCGCGTTGGACCCGGTGGTGATCCGGGAGATCTCCACCGTCATGCCGGTGGAGGGCAGGGTGTGGTGGCGGCAGGCGTCGGCGAACGGCCGGTTGGCGCGGGCCATCGGCGCGTACATGTCGGTCAGGTACTGCGGGATGACGAGTCCGCCGAACGCGCCGGTACCCACCGCGCGTGCCTCGACCTGGGCGCCGCGCTCGACGCGCTCCTCCGCCATGTGCCGGGTCAGGCGGTCGCGTGCCTCGTAGTCGCCGAGGAACGCGGCGGCGACGTCGCGCTGGAACTGCGCGCCGCGCCGGTCCTGGTCGGGCCGGTAGGTCCGCTCGTCCTGGCCGACCCGGTGGACCTGGTCGTAGGCCGGGGCGCGGGTGGCGGCCGGAGTGGTGCGGGCCTGGAGCGCGGTCAGCTCCTCCTCGCGGGCCTGCTCCGCTTCCAGCTCGGCGAGGGCCTGCTGGCGGCGGGTGACCTCGGCGTCCGCGGCATCGCGGGTGGCGACCCGGGCGGCGACGGCCTCCTCGGTCAGGTTCTCGTCGGAGCGCAGCGCCATCAGCGCGTCCTGCTCCTGCTGTCGGGCGGTGATCGCCGTGTCCAGCGCGGTGCGCGCCTGGGCGATCAGTTCGGCGAGCGTCATGGCTCGTCCCTTCTGGTCGTGGTGACAGGCGCCCCGTGTCCAGGTCAGACGGCCACCCGAGGCCATGGCGCCGGGCGGACTCGTGCGCGCAGAGCGCAGGGCAGTAACTCCCGCCGGGCGGCGGGAAGATCAGGGGTCAGCGGGCGAGCGCGATCTCCAGCAGCGCGCGGGCCCGGCTCGACGGCGCGGCCGCGGCGGGCTGGCGCAGGGTCGAGGTGGTGTAGGGGTTCGCGCCGTAGCCGACGATCGCGACGTCACCGCGGTGGATGTCGTACCGGTTGATGCGGTACTCGGTGTAGTCCGGGGACCACTGCCCCGACTCGATGCGGAAAGCGAAGGACATCTCGTCGACCAGACCCGCGCGGAGCTTCGGCGCGATGTACGCGACGTCGTAGTCCGCCGGGTCCAGGGCGGGCGCGCGGACGTCCAGGCCGGTGGCGCTCTCGGTCAGGAACAGGCTGCCGTTGGTGGTGCGGGCCAGGCGGCGCAGCTGGTCGTGTCCGAGGACGAGCGGCACGTCGAGGTCGGCGCGCGCGAGGGAGTCGGCGCCGGCGCCCTCGGAGACGACCTCGGTGTACGGGCCGAACATGTCCCACATCTCGTAGGCCTGCTCATACACGGTGGCCTGGCCGACGAACTCCAGCGCGCCACCGTCGCCGCTCTCGCGCAGCTGCACGCCGGACAGGGTGGCGCGGACGGTGGCGCGAGCGCTGGCCTGCTCGGCGCAGCGCCGCTGCGAGGGACGGTCGGCGCGCTGGCGGATGTGCTGGGCTCGGTCGGCCGCCGCAGCGGCCCGGGTCAAGGCGGTCATGACGGGGCTCCCGGTACGGCGGTCGTGGGTTGGGCGGGGACCGAGCGCGACCCGAACAACCGGTCGAACTCGGCGTAGTCGTCCTCGGTGAACGGCGGAAGGTTGTCCAGGGCGCGGGCCTCGGTCGGCGTGAGCGTCCGGTTGGTGATGCGCGCGCCGATCGTGCGGGCGCGGGCCTCGGGGTCCATGCGCAGCAGCGCGTCCGTGTTCAGCTTCACGAACCGCGGGCCGGACACCAGGCGGCGGCTGAACGCGTCCTCGCGGCGGCCGACGGCCGGACCCAGATTCATGATCAGGAACTGGAGGTTGCGCTGGCCGATGTTGGCGTAGGTGACGCTGCTGCCCGAGACGGCGACGTCGATCAGGTCGCCGGGGCAGCCGAAGAAGCGGGCGATGTCCTGGGCACCGTACTGGCGGGCCTCGAGGAAGCTGGACTGTGAGGCGACGGCCTGGATCGGCTTGTACTCCCAGTCCATGCCGTGCACGAACAGGCCGCTGGAGTCGACGGCCGCCCGGAAGTTCTCGCGGGCGACGCGGGCCGCGTCCTTGTCGACGGTCTTCGCGGTGTTCTTCAGCTCGGCCAGGGGCACGGCGCCGCCGGCGAACCAGTCACGTGCGAACTGCTGCGCGGACAGGGTCTCTTCGATCGTCCAGGCGGCGAACGCCACCGGGGACAGACCGAGCGGGCACCCGGCGACGGTGTACTGCTTCTCGTGCCAGACCTCCCACGGCTCGTACTCATTGCCGCCGATCACGTACTTCGTGATCGTGGGACCGTTGCCGCGGACCGACACCGACCCGAGCTCGACCAAGTCGATCCGGCCGGGCAGGCCGCGCCCGTCCGGGCCGATGACCCCGGAGCGTTCGGTGATGATCCCGAAGCCGTTGCCGCCGCGGTCGAGGTCGAACTGGCTGGAGTAGACCCACTCCTTGATACCCATCTCCGTCCCGCCCGGCGAGACCAGAACGGGAGGCTTGGGCACCTCGACCTGAATGCCGTTGACGTAGCGGTAGACGTCGATGGGGAAGCTGGACATCAGGTCCGCCCGCAGCCGCAGGCACGCCCACACCGCCGAGTTGCGCAGCGCCGTCTCGTTGGTGACCGGGACCCGGCCGGAGCGCCGCTCCCAGGATTGCGCCAGGAGATCCTCGGGTGACGTGATCTGAGCCTCGCGGGCGAATACGTTCTTCAGCCTGGTCCAGGCACCCATGCTCACCTCCCCTCACGCGAACGAGTCCGCGATGTCGTAGTCCTCGATCACGTGCGGCCCCCGGATGACCAGCGCCCACCGGGCCCACGTCGCCGCGCAGAGCGGGCTGATGTCCACCAGGGAGTTCGTCCGGTCCAGGGTCCAGGCGTCGCCCTGGCGGCGCGTCCTGGCGCCGTTCACGGCGGCGGTGAGCGGAACCTGGTCGAGGTGGCGCACCGTGCCCTGGTTCATCGCGTCGGCCAGCTGCCCGCACGCCTCCGTGATGTCCCCGCTCCGCATGACCGCGAGGTCGCCGCGGTCGGGGTTCGCCTTGTCCTTCGGCACGTCAATCCCGGCCGTCACCAGATCGTCGATCAGAGACGCGGCCGGCGCCCCCGACGCGACCGCCACAGCCACCGGCTTCCACAGCCGGTGCAGCCGCGCCACCGCGGGCACCACCCAGTCCGTGCCCGGCCGGTACGCCACAACTTCCAGGTGCACCCGCCCGTCCGGCCGCAGCGACGCGGCGGAGATCGCCGAACGGTTGCGGTCCTGCGACACGTCGATCGCCAGGGCGACGCTCGACGCCACCGGCCTGCTCGCCGCGTCGAGCAGGCCGGGCCACTTGCCCTTCGGCACGTTCGGATCCGTCGGCGGGGTCGGCCGCCGGGTGCGGTTCAGATAGGCCCGGTCGAACTCGGCCGGGTCCATCTTCTCCAGCTCGGCCGCGATGACCTCCTCGGTCACCGTGAAGCCGAGCGCGGGCAGCGTCGCCCGCCACGTCGCCGGGTCCGACCGGTCCATGTCGTCCGGGGCGAACCACTCGAAGTAGCAGGCCCGCGGCCGCGGCGCCGCGAGGTCCTCCCACAGCGCTTCGACCAGACGGCGCCCGTTCTCCCGCTTCTTGTTGAGCCAGACGCTCTTCGTGGTGCCGCCCGCCGATGCCCACCACAGCTGAGCCATGGCCCGGGTCAGCATGGCCGGGCTGAACGCCTGCTCCAGGCGGTCGTCCTCGTGCGCGAACGCCTCGTCGATGAACCCCAGATCCAGCGGCGGGCCGTGGCCGGCCTTCTCCGTGTTCGCGGTGATACCCATCCGCGAGCGGGTGCGGCCCCACAGGATCGCCTCGTTGCCGTTGCTCTTGCGGATGCGCGCCATCTTCGCCAGGTCCGAGCTGGAGATCTTCTCCCAGAACTCGTCCTCCCACCGCTGCCTCGCCATGCCGCGGGTCTGGGCGGCGTACACGATGTTCTGCCGGGGCCAGGCGAGCGCGCGGTGGACCTGCGCGCCGAGCGTCAGCTCCGTCTTGCCCTGCTGCCGGGACACCGACAGACCGACCTCGCGGTGCGCGAACAGCCCGGTGCCCGGGTCGATCTCCAGGGCGACGTCAGACACGTACTTCTGCCACGGCATCGGCGGGGCGCCGAGCTTGGCCATGACCTTCCACAGCTTCGGGCCCAGCGACGGCCGGTCCGGGTGCCGCGGCGTGCCCCACCGCGGCGGGCAGGTCAGCCCGTACCGCTCGTACAGATCCTCGGCGAACTCAGTCGGGGGTGCCCAGGTCTCCGAGGTCGTCGTCATCGTCCGGCGCCCGTCCCTCCAGGATCTGGGCGAGCGTCTGCCGGAGCTCGCGGGTCAACTGGGGCAGCAGCCGGTCCTCCTGGGGGATCGCCTCCCCGCACGTGTCGCACTCGGCGGTCCGCGCGGCGTCGATCCGGCCGGCCAGCGTGTACGCCACCTCGGTCAGGGACGGCTCGACGCCGACCAGGTCGCCGAGCTGCTCGATGTCGGCGCGCACGGCTTCCTCGACGGGCCCCATGCCGGCCCCCTTCCAAGATCATCCGGGGTCATCGGCCCGGGGGGAGAAAAATAAAAGCTGGGCGCGGGGTTGCGATATGTCCGATTTCTGAAAATCCCGAGGAGATCCCGAGCTGATCGAGATCGAGACGCTTCTGACCTGCATGTTTACGGGCCCGCGAACCAGTCGACTGACGTCGCCAGCTGGAGGATCTCGGCGAGGGGCCGGTCGCCCTTCTCCGAGTTGCACTTGCGGAGGCAGGTGGGGCAGCCGGCCACGCCGTGGATGGGTGCGAGGTTGTCGGGGTCGTTGCGTGCGCCGCCCTTGCTCACGGGGTGGACGTGGTCGACGGCATCGGATGCGCTGTGGCCGCAGACGATGCACACGTCGGAGGCGGCGAGGGTGCGGGCGCGTATCTGCCGGTACTCGTAGCTGGTGAGCTCACTGCGATCGGTGGCCACGCTTCCCCCTGAGCACGACGAAGCCCCGGCCGGGGGGATTGGCCGGGGCTTCGCGTGCGTCTAGTGGTGCCGGTTGAGGGCACAGTTGTACACGCGGATCGTCACACAGCGTCTGACCTGCGGTCAAGCGCTCTGGCGTTCGCGGCGCTTGACGGCGAGCGCGGCGACGTCGGGGACGGCGTAGTACGGGTGTCGTTCGGTGCCGCCGGAGCGCTGCAACTGTCCGCGGTAGACGAGGTTGCGGAGGGCTCCGGCGGTGATGCCGAGGGCCTGTCGGGTTTGCTCCGCGGTGAGGTGGCCGGGGCGGATGTGGTGCGACTCCATGTCGTCATGATGCAGCACGACTTGTGAGTCGGATCATGGCGTGTTCACCTCCTCGGCGACGACGTGGACATGAGTGTGGTTGGGCCGGTCGGGAGCGGCGGTCGTGTAGATCCACATCCCCTTCTGGCCTGCGAGAGGGGTCACGCTGACAAGTTCGTGACCTGCGCATTCGCGGCACGAGGGGCGTGCCTCTTCCGGTGGGGGAGTGGCGGACGAATCGGACACGCTACGGGCGCAGCGCCACAGGGCCGCACCACCGACCACCCACAGCAGGAGCACCCCGGCCGTGGGCGAGACGGCGAACACGGCGGCCAGTGCCACGCTCGCGAGCACGACCAGGACGCACGCCCCGGCCGCCCGGCTCGGCTGCTCCTCGGGCTCCGACTCGGCCTTCTTCCGGCGGCCCATCACACGGATCCGTAGATCGCGCCGCCGAGCCAGTTCACGGCCGTGGCGAGCGGCACCGCGGCAAACCCGGCGATCCCCGCGGAGGTGCCGAGCAGGATCCCGCACCATGCACCGGCTGTGATCGCCGGGCCGTGCCGCGAAGACTTCTTGGCCGACACGATCACGATCACGGTGAGGATCAGGACCAGGGCGCCGCCGGTCTGTGTGAGCGGCAGGTAGACCGCTCCGCCGGCGCGCTGCCCGGCGTCGGTGCCGACTCCCCAGACGAGGGCGACGTCCCCGAGCCAGGAGGTGATCCAGACGGTGGTGTGGGCGGCCCATCCGATAAGCCCGCCGATGCCGAGGACGGTGAGGGCTCCGTAGGACCAGGAGAGCAGGAACGGCAGGAGGGCCGCGGCGTGGCGGACAGGGTCCTTGCGGAGGGGCTTGAGGCCGGGCCACCAGGTGGTGATGAACCAGGCGAGGATCATGAGTCCGACGGTGACTCCGCCGATGGTCACGAACTTCATGAGCTGGGGTCCTTCAGCGAACGATGGCCACGCCGAGCGCGGCGAGGGTGAGGATGAAGGCGACGGTCCCGGTGATGCGGGGGACGGCGTGGAGCGCGAGGGCGCACAGCCCGAGGAGGGCGAGGAGGGCCGATCCGGCGAAGTAGGCGGTGAGGATCATGTGTCCTCGCGGGCTGCGCGGAGGAGCCTGCGGCCGTAGCTGTCGCTGACGCCGAGTCTGGTTCCGATGTCGGTTCCGGTGAGTTCCGGTTCCGCTTGGAGCCAGTCCCGGACGGTGGCGACGCGCTTGGCGAAGGTGGTGTTCGCGGTGTCCTCGGTGGTGAGGTCCGCGGCGCCGGTGTCGGCCGCCGGAACCGGGTTCCGGTCGGGTTCCGGTGCCGGTTCCGCCTGGGGTGCGGTCATGACCGTGCGGGCGCCTGCGAAGTGATCGCCGAGCAGGTCGGGGCCGGTTCCGCTGGTTCCGCGCGCCAGTTCCGCGAGCGGGCTCCAGGGGCCGAGGACGGGCCCGACGGGGGCCGCGTCGACCGGTCCGGGCTGGCGCTCGACGGTGATCGGTTCCGGTGGTTCCGGGGCGGGCGGTACTGGTTCCGGCGTGAGTTCCGCCGCCGGTTCCGTCTGGTGCTCGGAGAGCCGGTGGACACGCCACAGGACGAGCGGGGCGACCGCGGAGACGGCGACGACGAGGGGCACGTCGACCGGCAGCAGCCCGACCTCGACGAGGTGGGAGGCCGCGTTGACGGCGATGAGGGTGACGACGACGGCAAGGACGTCGCGGCGGGCGCGCAGGGCGGCAAGGGCGTACACGTCGAGGGCGGCCGGGACGCCGGCGGCAACGTACTGACCGAAGCCGCACGCCACCGCCAGCCGGTACTCGGCGGACGCGAGGACGACGAGTACCGCGATCAGGGCGGCCCACAGGAGCGGGTCGCGCTTCACTTCCACCGCCAGGTGCTCGTGCCCTGCTTGTCGCGCTTCCGGTCGGCCTGCTCCCAGTCCTCAGCGTCAGCGCCGGCCTGGCGGGCGCCGGTCGTCTTGGAGCGGCGGAAGCGGCTGGCGTCCCCGGTCGCGGAGGCGCCGGCGGTCGGGTAGTCGCGGCTGGACTTGGCGCTGCGACCGAAGAGGCTCATCAGCAGCCACCCCCGGCGAGGATCCGCGCGAGCTCGCGGCCGAGGGCACGCAGCTGCTCGGCGGCGGCCGTGAGGTCGTCGGCGAACTGCTCGACCTCGTCGGGGGTGTGGGTGCCGGTGAAGTCGCTGGCCTCGATGTAGAGGCCGACGCTGCGGTCGCGGGTGGCGAACGGGGCCTGGGTGAGGAAGGCGCGGAACAGCTCCTCGCCGCTGGGGGCAATGACGTGCTCGGGCCCGTCGTGGCTGATGTCGACCTTGAACTGGGCTCGGACGTTGTGGCGGCCGGTGCACCAGTCGGGTTCGTCGATCTCCAGGGACTTGGTGACGAGCAGGGTGACGACGGCGGTACGGGGCTCGGTGCTCACTGGCCTTCACCTCGCTCGGCGGCGAGGAAGGCGGTGACCTCGGGGTAGTGCCTTGCGACGAAGCGGCGGGCGGCTTCCTCATCGGTGACCGGCTCGGCGTCGAGGGCGCGGAGGAGGAGGCGGAGGGCTTCGCGGAGGGAGAGCACCTGGTCGCTGTCGAGGAGTTGCTGGGCGACGCTGATGGCGACGTCGAGGTCGCTGGGTTCGGTGTTGGTGTGCTCGGTCATCGGGTCACCGCCTTGGCGATGACTCCGGTGGCGCCGGCCGCGGTGACGCGCACGGTGAGGGTACGGCCGGGGCTGCGGCGGATGATGCCCGCGGCGATCAGGCGCCGGGCGGGGCTGATCTGCGCGCATGCGGGCGCGCTAAGGTGCTGCTGGTCCATGACGAGGTCCGATCTCGTTCGTGGGCTGGAGGGTCGGGCGGTGCGATCGCCCCGGGCGCGCCAACGCCTGGGAGCTGCTGTCCGGCCCTCGCTGTCTATTCGGTTGTGGGTGTGTCCTTTGCGGACGACTTCTTCTGGTCGCGCTTGAGTGCCTGGTCGACTGCCTGCCAGCTACGTCCGAGGTCCCGGGCGACAGCGGCCACGGTGCCCAGTTCCGCTACGCCATCGCGCAGGGCCTGAGCTCGTCGTGTGGCGGCCTCCGATACGGCTTGGTTGAGCTGCGCCAACAGCTCTTCCTCGTCGTGGACTCGGTCCCGCCAGGGCTTCGGTTCCATCACCACGACCGTATCCAACACCGGTGTTGGACGCAAGGTGTTCACGCTGATTCCTTCGGCTGAAATGCGAGCAGCAGCAGCCAGTCCTGCTCATCGCGGTACACGACGTGACACCACTCGCACACCAGAGCCGTCTCGCCCTCCCGGTGCCGGATCGGAGCCCCGCACGCGGCATCTGGGGCCACCTGGTTCACGCACCGGCCGAGCAGCCGCCCACGCGACTCCCGGGGCTCGTCCTCCCCGAGCACCGACAGGGCCGCGCCCTCCATCTCCCGTACCTCGCGGGCGAGGTCGCCGGCCGACGGGTACTCCGCGGCGATCCACTCCAGGTTCATGCCGATCCACCGGGCCGCGACCGGCACACGGCGGCCGATGCGCCGCTCGACGGCCGGCTCTCCCCAGCCCTTCCAGCGCTGGATGTCGGAGCGCCACCGCTCCAGCACGGTGGCGATGCCCCCGTACCAGAGTTCCAGGGCACCGAGGTTGACCGGCTCGGAGGGGCCGAACCCGTGGCCCGAGACGGGCTCGGCGCGTGCATGGACGGCAGGGGTGAGGGCGGAGCTGAGCCGGTCGGTGAGGGCGGGCAGCCGGTCGAGGCGCTCGGCCAGGGCGAGGGTGCAGCCGGGGCACAGGTGCCCGTACTCCAACGCCTGTTCGCACAGTCCACAAGCCGCGGTCATACCCGGCTCCTCTGCCGCAGCTGGTAGAGGCGGAGGCTGCCGAGATAGCGGTCGCCGGCGGAGCGCTTGAGGGCGGCGCGGGATACGGCCAGGTTGCGGCGGGCGTCCTTGGCGTCCCACCACATGTTCAGCACCGCCATGCTCTGGGAGCCGAGGGCGACGCCGGCGCACAGCATCTGGATCTCGTTGGGTGTCACGGGGTTCCCTCCCTGTGTTCTGCTGGCGGGAGGCCGGGCCTGGTTGGGACAGACCCGGCCGTCAGTCGCTGGTCACTCGTTGTCGGGCAGGTAGATCCGCATGAAGTTGACGTCGTCCGTCGGGTCGCCGGTGAGGCCGTCCGCGTCGACGTAGATGGGGTCGAGGCCGCCGTCGGCGCGCACGTTCCAGGCGACGATCGGAGTGCTGGAGGTGCTGCCGTCGTCGCTGCTGTACTCGGCCCGCCACCCGCCCCCGGCGACGGCTCCGACGATGGGAGCGGACGTGGCCGACAGGACGCAGTCGAAGTTGGAGTACGAGTCAGCCCGCACGAGGCAGCCGCGGCGGCCGTCGAGGACCATTGCGGCTCCCATGTCGTCCCAGGCGACGACGGGCTTGGTGCTGTACCGGAGGCCGGGGGTCTTGCTCTCCTTGTTGCTGTAGCGGGCCACGAATGCGCCGTGTTCTGCCGGGATCATCGGTTTTCCTCCAGGAGTGGGATGGTCTGGGCGCGGAGCCGGTCGATCGCGCCCGTAGTGCGCCCCTCGTACATGGCTTCGCGCTGTGTGGGGGTGGGCTGCTTCAGCAGTCGATAGACGTCTTTCAGCGGCACGTTGGTTACGACGATTCGGTAGCCGTGCCCTGCGTAGGGGCCGTTCGGGATGGGGCAGTGGCTGACGCGGTGCAGTACGTCGCCGGGCTTCGTGGTGCGGTCCCCGTGCGCGTGCCATGTGGCGCACCACGAGCACCAGACGCAGGCGTGGCGGCACTTGGCGAGGTCGATGGGGCGCCGGCCGAGGAACCCCAGGAGGGTCGGGGCGGCCTCCCAGGCTTTAGCGCGGGTCAAGAGGCTCATGCGCTCTCCTTCGGTGGGTCTCGGCGAGGGGGGAACAGGGGGAACAACTTTCTCCCCCCTCTCGCTCTTTGGGTCGCGCGCTATGCGAGTCAGTTAGTAATTGATCTTGATCTTCTGTTTATGCAGGTCAGGCGATTGATTGCGCGTGCAGTAGTTGCGATGTGAAACCAGTCGGAGTCTTGCGAGAGAGGGGGAGGGGGGAGAAAGCTGTTCCCCCCTGCCGTTGTTCCCCCCTCTGTTCCCCCCCCCTCATGACGGGGGGACCGGCCCGGGAGCGAAGCGCCCGTCCACCTCGACGAGCCACTCCCGGAGCAGCGCGTAGGAGTATGCGTCGGGCAGTAGACGCTTTTCCTTGCCAGCTGCCCTCCCCCGCAGGGCGGATCGAGACTGCGGCCCCTTCGCGTGCACGAAGGCCGAGATGCGGAGCGCAAGCTTCTCGGTCGCCCGATCCGTCCGCCTCTCCTCGGCCAGCTGCTTCGCGTGGTCGACACGGACCTCCTCCTCGATCCGTGCAGTGGTCCGCTTCTCCTGCTCGAGCCGCCGCCGCGCAGCGCTGTACTCCAGCACCGAGTCCCGGGTGGCGCACGACGCCTCCCACAACAGCAGGGCAAGCCGCCAGTCCTCGGGGTTCACGTGCCGCCGCCCCGCCAGGATCGCCAGCAGAGACGCGAGCTTGACCCGCATGACCGGGGCCTGCGAGTCGAACGGGTTCTGCTCGGACACGTCGACCTGGCCGCGTACCTTCGCGAGATCCGCGGCCCGCAGCTCTGCCTTAATCGACTCGTCGAAGGAGACGAGGACGAACCGCCTCGCCTCGTCACCCGGCGGCACGGTGGCCGCGTCACGCCAAGCGTGCAACTCGCCGGGCCACGGCGGCTGATGGTCCGGGATCGACGGGTCGATGACCTGGACCCACACGAAGCGCTGCGGTGTGCCCTCGGCGACCTCCTCGAACAGCGGGACCGCGGTCTCGGGCTGGAAGCCGACCAGCAGGCCCATGCTGTACGAGCCGGACGGGATGTACCGGCTGGTGTCCTTGCTGGCGTTGGTCTGGCCGAGGGTCTGGCCGACGGCCGCGCTGCGAAGCGTCTCGCCGAGGGTCGACCCGGAGCGCTCCTGCATCAGCCGGGTGATGGTCTTGCCCTCGTCGACGTAGAAGAACGCGTTGTGCCGGACCTGCTTCCGCACGGTCACCGTGACGGGCGTCTCAGTACCGCCACGCCCCTTGCGGGTTTCCCCGGTCTCCTCCTCGACGACGCCCATGAACACCTCGGCCAACCCCTCGCCGGAACCGACCGGCAGGCCGTCGCGGAAGTCCAGCTCGGGCGGCGCAGGGAGCAGCCGGTCGGCGACCTCCACGCCGGTCGATTTGCCGATGCCGGACGGGCCGACCACACCGCCGAACAGGTTCAGCGAGGCGTATCCGGCGATGCCGGTGTCCGCGCGGATGCGATGCGAGACGAGGGCAGACAGGCGGACCAGGCTTGCGAGGAGGGCGACGTCGCCGGAGCGGCTGCGGGAGTGGCCGGCCTGGCGGATGTGCCGCAGCTCGGGGCGGGCGGCGTACACCTCCTCGGGGATCAGGCCCGCCAGACCACCGGCGCTCTCGGCCGTCGGTTCCTCGGCGTCTGGGTCGTCGACCGGCTCCTCGTCGGGCTCGGAGAACTCTCCCTCGAGGTCGGTCCAGTCGATCCCGTCGGCGTCGTCGATCAGGTTCCGGAAGCTGGCCGCGTCGTCCCGGTTGGAGACGGGCGGCCACGGTGTCCGGGGGTGCTGCATGCCGCCGCGCAGGCCGGAGTCGACGCTGCGTCGCGCCCGGTCGTCCGGGTGGTTGCCTGCGCGGGCGGCGGACAGCAGCATCTCGCGGGCCTCGTCCCCGCCGAGCGCTCCCGCGGCGACGAGCGTGCCGACGTTGAATGCGGCCCGGTTGATGGTGTTGTTCTGGTCGCCGTCGGGTGCACCCACGATTCTGTCGCACTCGGCCTGGAGAGCTTTCTGTGTGTACGAGTCGATGCGGTCGGAGGACACCCGGTACGAGGCGCGGGCCGCGTTGGCCCGGGGCGGCGATGCCTGCGCGCCGAGCTTGGCCAGGGCGGCGTCCACCCCCTTGTGGATGTCCTCGGACGTAGTCATGCCGCGCTCCTCTGGCGAGGCGTGAGAGCGTCAGGCCAGCCCACGTTGGGCTGGAGGAAGCGGCCGTGTCCGGACCAGCGGTACCGGCGTCCACAACTGTGGACAGAGGGCGCGAGCAGAATGTAGCCGTTGTGCTTGACGTCGAGGCCGGGCCCGAGCGTCCCGGGCAGAGAGACGCCGGGGGTGCGGTAGACGATGTGGAGCCCACCGCCTCCGGTGAGCTGCATGACGGTGCCGGGCAGGATGCCGACGCGCTGTTCCAGGACGGCGAGCGACCGGTCGCCGCCATGCCGAGGATCGATGTCGAGAACGGCCCAGCCGTTCAGGGCGCACGGCGCGCCGATGTTGGCGTCGGGCTGCTCGGCCCACCACTGCCTGACGAGGCCCGTGTCCGTGGTCGCCGCGTGGAAGCCGTGGCAAGTGCGCGCGGTGCAGCGGCATTCCTCGGGGCGGTGCTCGATGTAGAAGGGATTCGGCCGCTTCTCGGACGGCGGGCGGCACCGCGCGCAGTTGGCGAATGGGGCCTTGTCCGGGCGGACTCGGAAGATGCGGATGCCCGCGGCCGCGTAGGTGATTGCCGCGCTCGGCAGGTCGCCCGGGATGGTCAGCGGGAACTGAGGGGTCACGCGGCCACCTCCGGGAAGTAGTACGTGCCGGGCGGGCGTCCTACGCAGCGCGAGCGTCGGGGGCAGACGCGGGGCGCCGAGGCGAGGCCGGCGGAGTGGACGTGCTGGTGGTCGCAGAACGGGCAGTCAACGACGAGCAGCGCCCGCGCCTGGCCGTCCTCGAACTGGGTGTCCCGATACGGGACGAGGCGGGCCGCGGCGGCGGCCATGCCGAGAGCGGGCCTCAGCGGCTGGATCTCCGCCTGGTCCTGCTCGGTGTCCTCCCCGAACAGCGGGAGGGTGGTGCTGCTGTTCACGAACGTGCTCTCTTCTACGAGCGGGGCCAGTGGTGTTCGTGAGTGCGCATGCGGCCCCGGGCCAGGGGGATGGACCCGGGGCCGCAGCGCTCCCGGGGATCAGCCGAGAGTTCGGGTGGTGCTGAGCATCTGGCTGTGGTCTGCGCAGATCTGCTCCAGCTCCTGCCGGACCCGCATGGCGAAGTAGGCGTACCGGGTGCCAGCAGGGACGTGCACCTCAATGCGCTGCGCGGACAGAAAGAACGCGCCCGCGAGGGCCCGCGGAAGGGTCAGGTGCTTGCGGATTGCCGCCTCGCCGAGCCGCACGATCGCGGTGTGGCAGTCGCTGGCTCGCATCGTTTGCTCGTACAGGGCGCGGGAGACGTCGTCGTGCGTCGCGTACTCGTCGGTGAGGTCGACGACCGCGACGAGCCGCACGTCCGGGACAGGCACCTCGACGCGCACGGGCGCCTGCTGGGCAGGCGAGAGGGCCGCGGGCACAGGGGAGAGGTGGACGGGGTGCTCGACCGGCCACTGGCCGGGGCGGTGCTCGGTCATGCTGCTGCCCTCCGGGACTCGGGCTGGTGGAACGCGGTACGGATCACGGCGCGCTGCTCGTCGGTCAGTGGCGGGGCGGAGTCGACGATGCGCTCGATGCGGGCCCAGTAGGCGGCGTTCCGTGCCGGGTCCTCGAAGCGGACAGGCCGGGCCGGGCGGCGCGGAGAGGCCATGCAATCCTCCTGCGATTGCTCAGGCCCCGCGCCTGGGACCAAGGACACCACGGAATCGGCGGAGTGTTCCCTCCGCTCGGTGCGGGCCGGGCGGCCGGAGGTGTCTCCGGCCGTCGGGGTGGCGTTCGCGCTACTCACGCGCGTCCCTCAGTGATGGCGCGGATGCGGCGGTCGTCGGCCTCGCGGTCGGCCGCTGCGATCTCGGGGTCGCCCTCGAAGTCGCGGACGGCTGACTCCTCGGCGAAGGCGATCACAGCCTCGAACTGGTCCGTGAAGGTGCGCATTGCGGCGAGGACGATGCGGGCCTTGGCCGGGCTGAGGCTGCCGGTGGTCCGCCCGTAGTCGAGCCAGACCTCGGTGCGGCGGCCGTATGCCTGGCTGCGGTAGTCGATGACGACAGTCTTGGCGGCGAGGAACGGCAGCTGGGCGTTCTCGGCATCGCTACAGCTGTCGTCGATGTCCCGCAGCGCGCTCTCAACGGGGGCAGTCATCCATCCACCCAGAGGGATGTCGGCGGTGAGAGTGGACTGAGCGGCGGTCAGGGACGGCGCGGGGGCTGCGAGGCGGGCGATCATCCCTGCGGCGATCTGCGCAGCCGTCTCCGGCGTGTACCGCTCGGGGAGCGCCGCGCGCATGGCCGTGTCGACGGCGTGCGGGATGGCGGCGAGCAAGTCGACGAGGGTCGGAGCCTCGGCGGCGAGCTGGTCGTCGCGCTGGTCACTCGGCTTCGGCGTCGCCGTTGACGCCTGTGCGATGCTGGGCATAGAGCTGTTCCGTTCTCTTACTTCGCGGTAGGTGCGGATTGCTCGACTGAGGCGGCCGGCTGGTACCCGGCCGCTTCGTCGTTGTCGGCGGACTCTCCCGGCTGGTACACGGGAGAGGCGCCGTGACTCGCCGCTACGGCGAGCAGCTGTTTGTCGAACTCTTCGATGGCGGCCGCGGGGTACAGAAACCGTCGCCCGACCTTCGCGCCCTTGGGGCCGTAGCCGATGTGGCGCCAGTACCGGACCGTGCTGGGCGCGGTCCGGTAGCGGGTCGCGACTTCGGCGGTGGTGAGGTAGTGCTGCATGGTCAACCTTCACGAGGATGCTTCACGTGTGGTTCGTGATGCTCAAGGAGGATGCACCTAGGTTCAACGGCTGTCAACCTTGTCAAGGCTCAACTTGCCGGTACCCTTCATCCTCATGAGGGATAAGCGCGAACCAACGCTCCCCAACGCTCGCGGGCGGGAGGGGGGCGAGCCGCTGGCTGGGCGCGTACCTAAAGCCCTGGCCGCTCGGCTGCGCGCCGCACGCAACAGCGTTGGCCTATCACAGGGTGCCGTTGCCGATGCTATGACCGACCGAGGATTTAGCTGGCGTCAGACGACGGTGGCCAAATCTGAAGCGGCCGATCGGCCAGTCCTCTTTGCGGAAGTCGTCGCCCTCGCACAGATTTACAAGCGCCCAATCGAATACTTCCTGCACCCGGGCACCGGTCTAGACAGCCTGATCGATGATGTGAGTCATCGGCATGAATTGCAGGCTGCCGAGATTCGTAAAGCGCTGGCGGTGCTCAATGAGCTCAGGGCGGAGCAAGAGCAGTACACGCGGATTTTGCTGCTGGGTATGCCTATCGTGCGCTACCGGGAGTCGGCCGACTCGGGCCCCTTGCGTGACGGCCTGCAGGCTGCCCTGAAGCACTGGGGTTACAGGGTGCTCACGGAGATGTCAGTCTTCGAGACGCTCGACATCGCTAAAGAGCAGCTGGACAAAATCGATCACGAGGCGTTGCGAGAAGTGGCGCTGCTGGAACTAAACACCTATGAGCGGACCAGGGCGAATACCGGTTCTCTTCCGGAGAGCTCAGAAATGTTGAACGGCCTCCGTGACTTCCTGGACGGAAAGGAACCTCGGGGAGCACTTCTTGAGGTCCTTCGGGAGGGGGAAGAGTGGCGCTCGCTGGTGTGCGTGGGGCTCACTGACCTGGTGATTGAAGCTGTAGCGAGGCAAAGGCCGCACGACTATTAACTGAGCCTTTCCCCTCGCTTCCACTTGAACACGACGGCGTCGTAGTCGAAATACCCGCCATCCGGCATTCGGCCCGGCCTCGGAGTCTTTAGCGTCACCTCGACCAGCGACCGCAGCACGTTCCGCTGCTGGTCCAGGCCGAGCCGCTTCCACGCCTTCCGCACGTCCGGCGCCCCCACCAAGCCCGCCAGGGGATCCCGTGTGGCAGCACGCGCCAGCTGCTGTGTGACCCCCTCCAAGTGCGCGCGCGCCGTGTCCGTGCCCGTGGTGAACGCCTCCATGCCGATCTGCCCCGCACCGAAAAGGCCCGCCAGATCGGTCATGCGTCGGCGGATGGTCTCGCTCTCCGCTTGCAGGGCCGCCACGTCCACGCCGTCCGGCGCAGGCTCCAGCAGCTCATGTGCGTCGTCGCGTGACAGCCGCTCGACGATCGTGTCCTCGACGTACTGGTCGACGACCTCGGCGCGCCGGCCGCCGCCGTGTCCGGTCTGGCACCGGTAACTCGGGTACTGGCGGCCACCGGACTGGGTGACGTACACGAAGTGCGGGCACTCCCCGCGGCCGCACCGGTACAGCAGCGATCCCAGCCACTTCGGCTGAGCCCCGGGCGTCGTCGTCCGCGAGGGGTCCCGCAGGATCGCGCAGACAGCCCTGTACTTCGCCTCGTCGACGATCGCGTCCCACTTGCCCCGGCCGACCTCCTCGCCGCGGTAGACGGCGATCCCGGCGTTCCTCGGGCGCAGCAGCATGTCCCGCATGTCGGTGTGCGTGACCGGGTTCCCGCGGGTCGTGGTGATGCCCTTGTCGGCGCACCACTTCACGAGTGACCGGATCGACCCGCCGGACAGGATCTCGTCCGTCCAGAAGCGCAGGGCCTCGGCCTCCTCGGGCACGGCCTTCATCATGTCCAGCTCGGGCACCTCGACCTCTTCGCCGGTCCTCCGGTCGACCTTCGTGTGCATCTCCCCGGTGGGCAGTCCCCAGCCGAACGGGCGGATGCCGCCCATCCAGTCCCCGTTCAGCGCCTTCTGGCGCCGGGCCCGGGCGACGCGCTCGCCCTTGTGCTCGGACTCCTGGCGGGCGACGGCGCCGAGGATCCGCGCGGTCATCCGGCCGGATGGTGTGGCGAGGTCGACGGTCCCGGCCTGCACGGTGTGCGTGGCAATGCCGCGGCGGTCGGACAGCTCGATGTACTCCTCCAGCTCGACGATCGAGCGGGTGAGCCGGTCGGTGTGCCACACGATGACGACGGTGGCCTTGCCCTCGTCGAGGTCGGCGAGCATCTGCCGGTACCCGGGCCGCTTCTTGCCGGAGTACGCGGAGATGTCGTTGTCGACGTAGGCCTCGACGACGTCCCAGCCGTTCCGCTTGGCGAGGGCCTCGCAGTCCTCGCGCTGGCGGTCGACGCCGAGGCCGGCGCCGGTGCGGTCCTGGCTGATGCGGCAGTAGATGACGGCGCGGGTCTTCCCGCCTGCGGCAACGTCCGTGGCGGAGCGGAGAGTCGGGCTCAT